CTGGGGTTTTTTCATTCTACCGCACTTGACGAGCTACGTCACGCTGCTACACTAAACGAGCACCGGGCAACACGCCCACAGCAACTTTCTACATGCCATTCGTTTCAGCCAAAAACAAATCTGCCGCTTCTGGCGGTGGCGGCGGCGGTTATCTCAACCCCTCTAAAATCCAGTCCGGCGGCAGTGTCCGCTTCGCTCTTCTACAAGACCAACCCCTTGAGTTTTTCGAGTGCTGGGGCGAAACCGCTGACGGCAAGGCAAAGCCGTTTCGTTTTACAGACGACCCAAGTCCCGAAGACATTCAAGAAGAGATGGGCGCTGATTACAGCCGCCGTCTCAACCGTGAAGGCACTGCACCCGACAAGGTGAAGTTCGCTACCGCCGTGCCTGTCTACAACTACGAAACCAGCTCAGTTCAAATCATGCAGCTGGGTCAAAAGACCCTGATTAACGAACTCGATTCAGTCAGCCAAATGGAGGACTACGCCGACCTGCTTGCCTGGGACTTTGTCCTCGGTAAAGAAGGCGTTGGCTTAGAAACCCGCTACAGCTTGCGCCCTGCACCACGCAAAAAAGGCGCTCAGGCAGACATCGAAACTGCCTGGACCGAATCTCGTGACAGCGGCTTTGACATCAGCCGCTTATTGACCGGAGACAATCCGTTCAAAGCCAACTAAAACAACATGTTTCTGGGGCTTAACCGCCCCTTTTTTATTGTCTACAATTAAACAGCTTTAATACTTAAATGCCGGATCGTCACTACGAAAAACCTTTACCAGAGACGATCACCACAATTTTGGAAGACGGCAGAGTTTCAATTTCAGTAGGAAACTTCACTGGAATTGTTAGTTCAATGCACTTAATAGAACCCAAAGCCCATCAGCTACAAAAAGCTTGGCTAAAGAATCAGATGGATTTGGTAGATGCAAGCAACTGATACCCAAAACGCACTAGCGGGATTACGCCGTTGGACCCTGGAGCGTGATGACTCTGGTCCGCACCGTGTGTATCGCGATGAGTCCGGTGTGTCTTACGCCTCAGTGACACACATCCTGAAAGAAACCTCACCTCAATGGCAAAAAGATGCACTGGACCGCTGGCTGGAAAGACCCACTGCTCCCATGGAGCGTGATGTTGCTTGCGAGCGCGGCACTTTGGCGCACAACCACGCGGAGTATGTCCTCAAGACGGCAGCAAAGCTGGCAAGAAATAGCGCAAACAAGCGAGGAAGCTGGAGGACTGGAGATGACGGCCTGGAACGTGCTCCTAAAGGAATCACTACCTGGGCAATCGAAAAGGCCATTCAAGGGGCTCCTAGGGTCTCCTGGAGCGCCTCTGGGTACGCCCGAGGTCTACGGACTTGGATCGGAGAGAACGTAACGGCCATTCATGCCATTGAATTTTCCATTCATGACCCACGCGGCTGGGCTGGAACGGCTGACGCCTTAATCGACGTAAACGGAACGCTCTGCGTTGCTGACTGGAAAACCAGCGTTAACGCTCGTAGTGAAGAGATGTTGTCTAACTACATCTGCCAAACTGGAGCATATTCCCTGGGATTGCAGCACCTGACTGGGTTAAAGCCTAAGCTTGGAGCGGTTGTAGTAGCCCGGCGCAGCGGAGCACCACAGGTCCGGTTGCTCAGTGAGTTAGAATTACGTGGGGCAGAGTGTCAATGGTTAGAGAGAATGAGCCTTTATACGGCCCAGCAAGCCGTAAAGAGTTTGTAAAAGCATTGGAATGTCTCTATACGGGACAGATGAACGTGGCTATACAAGCCAAAGCCTTAAGGATGCCCCTGGAACGTTTAAAGCAGCTATTTAACGAATACGTGGCAGAACGCCCCATCGATATCAACGATGAGGAGATATTTTCTGCCGATCTACAACTAACTTGGCCATTTGCTTAGTACTGGAACGATACGAAGAACTGGCTCGGCTTACCGTTCATAGTCACGCCATCTTTCCAAGTCAGTCCAATGCAGTGCTCATTGAGCAGGCACTTGATCAGGAACTCTTCTATCCGTGGAGCGTAGATAACAACGTAGGCATCGGATGCCCAGTGGACCGTTTTGCCAGCCATCACGGCTGTTTTGATCTCAGTTAAGTTCATTTTTTGCTGTCCAAATAAGCGTGGATTCGATCTTGTAAATCTGTGAGGATGATTGCTCGCTGGGACGTATGCCAGCCCTTCTTCTCCAAGAATGTCATTTCCCAGAAAATAGAGTCAGCCAGGAGCGCGAGTTCGTTGTCAGTGAGTTTCATGCTGGTGCGTAAATGTGAGACAAAATCTCAGACTGTTTGAGACATACCACCCATACGGGCGAGTCTTTCGTATTCACGCACTAAGCGTGCATAGTCTTGAACGTTGCCAGCTTTAAAGGCAGTGATTAAGAGCTGGCGCGTCATTCGCATGAGCGCGTCGCGGTCTTCATAGCTAATCCCTGGAACGGAATCGGCATCTATGCCAGCATCCTCAGCAAAGCGTTGAATGTCGGCTGATTCGCAGTCCCGATACGCTGTCGCCCTGCTTAGCGCGTAATCCCGTTGGAGCGTTGCAGCAACGTCCGCACGCTTTAAACCCATATCTAGAAGTCGCTTCGCTTCTTCTAGTTGTGCGTCTCTTTCTTGATTGGTGCGTTTCATTAATTAGCTTGATAAGTGGCTTCGATTGCAGCAGCGTCCATCCGCTTGCATAGTCTGAGTAAAACCTTCAAAGGATCAGAACTTTTTCGCTTTTGTTTGTTTGTTGTGCCGATGGCATATTTGAACGTCGATGATTCAATGATGTACAGATCACCTTCAATCCAGATCTGTGGCAGTCTTTTGGTGCGTTTCATTGTGCGTTGACCATATATACAGTTTTGCCTGTGTTGGTAGACATTCCACAATCAGTCATGTGAATTAATTGACGTTTTTCAAGTGAACGAGCAACCCTGACGGTTTCGTAATCTGCGGAAATGTAATGATTCCCTGGATACTTCAGGCAGAACCTGAGCATGTGGCGCTGTAGATAACCGAGCTTCACTGCGCTATCTCCCATTGAACGTCGTCTAGGCAGACTGTGACGGTTGCCGTGCAATGCGCTGGCCCGTATTGAGCAGGTTCCGCGATGTCCGGCGGATACAGAACTGCTGGAACGGTTTGAACCATGTCGCCAACGATGGCGCTAACTCGTAGTTCAATCTCTCCGGTGTGGTGCGATCGGATCACTTCCACATCTTCGATTCTGAGAATGTCTTGGCCCATCGGTTTAAGCTGTTGGTTACTCTGCTACAGTAGCATCAGTTCAACCAACACCGCAACATGCAAACCGCAACCGAAACCAACCACGCCGCAAAGTCTGCTCAATCCACCGCTGAGATTATCGAAGCACTTTACGAGCTTTTATTCTGGAACGTAGAGAATAGCGAGAACCCCGACCCACTCACCGAAGATGCGGCGGATCTACTGCGGGAGATGAGCAGTTATCGAGCCCCTGGAACGCAAGACGAACTGCAGGACGCTGTTAGCACTTACGCCTGTCAGATGGCTCTATCAGCAACGACAGATGAGCAAAACGAGAACCTAGAGCCTGATCAGTTTGAAATCCTGCTTAGCTGGGGTGGCCCGTCGGTCCGCATTCTCGGTGAGCTGGACCGTGGTTCTGTTGCCTGGCAGGCTGGCCGCCGTCCCGTTATTCAGCATCAAGACTGGTTTCTTCCCTGGATCGAGTCCGCTTATGTCGTCAACACTGACGCCCTACTGTGGTTCTGTGAGTTCTTTTACTGCTGAAGTTGACATTAAAAAAGGCCCCTAATTGGGGCCGTTTTTGTTACTTGCGTTTATTGATTAGACGAAAGAGGGAAGCTCGACAGGTAGAGCGTGGGCTCTATAGCAACGGTGTGGATTGATTCGCCGCCATAAGACGGCGAGTCTCTCCGCGTCTGCTTTAACCCTGGGACGGCCGGACCCTTTGAATGGGGCCCAGCCTAGCTTGCATCCGTAATAGCAGTAGACAGAATGAGACATTACTGTGCTACCTCTTGAGGTAGAGCCTTGGTTAGCTCAGCGGATAGTTTCCGTAGAAACTTGGCCGCCTCTTCGTCTTCCTTGCGATACCCCAGCGAACTCACGTAATCAATGATCCCACCTTGCAGTTGTGCAATGGTGAGACCCTCGATTGACACTTTGTTTGCCGTTTCAGTATCGCGAATGTCAATTTCGGCGCCATCTCGGTAGCTGCTCGTGTAGAGCTTTACCGTGCACGACTGCTGAACCTTGAACGTATGCGATGTTGAGTGTTGCATTTTGTAATAGGAAAGAGTACAGTGTCTACTTCACGCGCCGACACAAGCGAGGGGTGAGTACACCCATTTGATGTGGCAACCGACCGGTTACGTTGTCGGAGAAGTAGCTGTAGCGCTCTTCGTCTCCTATGTCTATAGTATAGCACATTATGCTTGAGTATGGGGGTGGGGTAACGATCTTAACAATTGCTTAAGGGGTACCCAGGGAACTTAAATAATTATCCCTAAACCTATCTATTGTGCTACCCGGGGGTAGGGGTCAGAAAGCGCACCTGTTATGTGCTACACCCCCAAAGAAAAAGCAACCCTAGATTCAGCCCTACATGTTGCTATTGTGTCTGCAAAGGTTGTTTCCTAGTTATGGACGAAAACGCCACCGAAGAAAAGGTAGTAAAAAGAATCGGTGGTCCGAAAAACCCAAAGGACATCCAAGAAGCCCGCATTCTCCGCTTATATCGCCGCCAATTAGAGGGTTTACCCGCTCTCCAACTTGTACTCGACCACGCAAACAAAGAACAGGTGGGACGTGCCACTGCATTCCGCGATTGGAAAGCAGTCCAAGTCTTAAATCGCGAAGATTTTGAGCGTGAACGCGAAGATATGGCCTCCAGAATATTTTCTATGCGTTCCCGCCTGTACAACTCAGCCGTAAAACGGGGTCAAATGCAAACCGCCGCCAACGTCCTAGATTCCCTGGCACGTATGGTCGGTTGCGATCAAGTGGAAGAAAGTAGCACATTACCTGAAATCCACGTTAAGATCGAAAGACCCGAGTAAACAACACTTTTGGCGAAAACACTTGATATAAGCCTTCGTCCCGCCCAAGGCACTGTATTTAGCGCCAAAGAAAGATTCCGCGTATTGGTTGCAGGCCGCCGCTTCGGCAAGTCCTACCTCTCCTGCATCGAACTATTCACCAAAGCCCTGGAACGTCCCGGCGAAACCTATTTTTATTGCGCCCCAACATATCGAATGGCAAAGGATATTGCCTGGAAAACACTAAAAAAGACAATCCCAAAAGAATACATACGCTCTAAAAACGAAACAGACCTACGCCTAGATCTTGTAAACGATTCCACGATTGAACTAAAAGGCACAGAAAACGCAATGGCCCTTCGTGGCCGATCTTTAGCTGGAGTAGTGCTAGACGAAGCCGCCTTTATGGAATCAGAAGTCTGGTTTGAAGTAATCCGCCCCGCCCTCGCAGACAAACAAGGCTGGGCACTCTTCATCTCCACCCCGGATGGAACGGCCAGCTGGTTCTACGACTTGTGGTGCTACTGCGAAGAGGATAAAACAGGCGACTGGATCCGCTGGTGCTACACCACAATCGAAGGTGGCAACGTCCCTGCCCACGAAATTGAAGCAGCCCGCACTCAACTTGACTCTCGTACATTCCGTCAAGAATTTGAGGCCAGCTTCGAGAACCTTACCGGCCTAGTTGCAGTCAGCTTTGGCGACGAAAACATCTCCACCGAAGCCAAAGACATTAAAGTCTTGCCATTACTTCTGGGCGTTGACTTTAACGTTGACCCAATGAGCGGCATTTGCGCCGTGAAAGACAACGAAACGCTATACGTCTTCGACGAAATCATGTTGCGCGGTGGAGCGACAACCTGGGACTTTGCAGAAGAAGTAGTCCGCCGTTACGGCGTGGACCGTCGCGTAATCGCTTGCCCAGACCCTACAGGCGGAGCACGAAAGACAAGTGGTATTGGCGTAACAGACCACACAATCTTGCGTCGCAGTGGTTTTAACGTCCAATCACCCAAAGCCCCATGGAAAATCCGAGACAAGATCACAGCCGTCAACACGGCCCTACTTGATGCTACTGGAACGCGAAGGACTGTAATTCATCCACGGTGCAAGCAGTTAATCAAGGATTTAAGAACGTTAACTTATACGCCAAACACGGGTCTACCAAACAAAAATTTAGGAGTAGACCACGCATTTGACGCATTTGGCTATCTAGTTTTGCAACAATTCAACCTTGCGAAGCCAGAAACTTTAGGCACTACATCTTATCGATTGTATTGACGCAGTTATTTAACGTGTTTCCACGTTCTTCCCACGATTGCATTCCAGGCCACCTTCTGCGATACATCCCAAAC